GCCGTGGTGTCTAGGGTCTGGCTGGTGATCAGTATGATCTTGTGACCAGACTCAATAAGCATTTTGCAGTAATGACTGGCTCCATCAATGGGGTGCAGATATCGCATGGCAGCGCTCTCATTGAAAATCTGTATCAGCAGGGCACAGACATCTTTGTCCAGACCATAGTGTTCGCCCACATCGTATTTGTTTTCCGCGCTTTTCTGATAACCCTGACGTTTCATCCATTCATCAAAGCCCTGCTCCCAATGCAACAGCACTCCATCCACATCACACAGTATCAATTTCTTGTTCATATCTTCAGTCCGGTGATGCTCTGGATATAACTGCTGCCCACTTCCCTGCTGGTGGGCGATATGGTCAATATGTGTTGGGTGCCTATCCAATGCTCGTGCAGGGCTGCCGTGATTGCCCAGGGCATCATGCCCACTCCGCTCTGCGTCTGTATCATGCACATGGGTTTCCGCACGCAAATTTCTGTGTCGTTGAACTCTATGATCCTAGCGATGAGTTCTTCATTGCTGATCAATTTTATAGTGAACACATCAGTGGTGTTCAGATCTTTCATGAAACTATTCATTTTTGCCTTTGTTGAAATGTGCCTTGAGTTGATCATGTCCGCCAATGTACTTGCCATTCAATATGATTTGTGGCATCGTCCTCGCCTGTGGTATCTCTTCCAAAAGTTGTTCTCTGGACCAATTCACACCTATGATTCTTTCTTCAAACACAATTTCTTTGGATTTGAGCAAAGATTTGGCCATGTCACAATTAGGACATTGAATCTTGCTCCACACTATGGTTTTGTTTGATTGCATTGATATGTTTGTATTATGCACTATTTATGGTGTGATGTCAATGACTTTCAAAATTAGATAGATACTTGTTCTAAAATCAAGGTATCATCTTTGTGTAAAGTAATACCATCAAAATAAACAGAGGTATGTAATTGATCAGTACCCCATATAAAAACATTTTTGGTTCTTTCATCATAGATAGGAGTCACGTCAATTAACTCATTATCTTTCTTCCATACACTATGTTTGATAGCTGTCCATTTGTTTGATGATTCACTCACTGCTATGTAGTAGCCTTGAATCTTTTCACCTCCATACCATTGCACTTGTCTTTCAACATTGGCATGACACTTGTTTGGTTTAGCATGAGGTTTGGGAGTGATGTCTAATGATACAGCATTTAAACAACCTAATATTGATTGAATATTTTTAAATTCCAAATTATTAATATCTGGAAGACAAGCATCTGTTATTTTTGTGATATTTTCCATCCTGATCTCATTGGTCTATTATACATATGGCTTGCATATATTGTAGCAAAACTTATACCAAGTTCTACACATTTACCTCTTAACTCGTGTACTATCTTATAATTTAAACTTAGAAAACGTCTCTTTTTTGATATCTTGTTTAATACCACCCACTATATAGCTTGTTATTTGCGTCTGCTGGGGAGCAATTTGTTCACCTTTGGAGCTCAACCAATGTGACGTCCAGGGCAGAGGATTTTGATTGGCCGGAGTGTCAAATTCAGCATCATATCCCAAGGCCTTCAATCTCTTGTTGGCAATGTGTTCCACATATTGTCCCAGCAATCTCTCATTCAAACCAATGATGCTGCCATCTCGGAACAAGTGTCTTGCCCATGCCTTCTCTTCTTCCACGCACTTTTTGAACATCTCTATCACAGTCTTGTCCTCCTGTTTGATTATTTTTAGAATATCCTTGTCGTCGCCCTTCTGCCAGGCCTTGATCACATGAGTGGTCAGGTTCAAATGTGTGGCCTCGTCACGGGCGATCAATGAAAGTATCTTGGCGGAACCTTCCATCAGTTTCAATTCTCCAAATGCGAAAGTGCAGGCGAACGATACATAGAATCTCAGGCCTTCCAACAGATTCACATTCACCATGGCCAGATACAATTGTCTTTTCAATTCTTCCACTGTACCCTTGCGGTTCACTGTGAATTGCAGTGCCAGATCACCAAACTTGTCATAGTTCTCAGTGACGCTCACCGCCCTCCTGGTGATCTCCTTGTCGTTCAATATGGTGTCGAACACCTCGGATGGATCTGAATAAACATTCTTCATGATATGCGTGTAGGCCCTGGAGTGTATGGTCTCGAAGAAATCCCAGGTCACGATGCAACCTTCCAACTCTGGATTGCTGCAGTAGGGCAAGAAATTCAAACTGGGTCCTCGGCCCTGCACCGAATCCAGCAGTGTCTGATATTTTAAATTAGAGGTGAATATGTGTTTCTGTTCAGGGCGGAAGTTGGCATAGTCCGAGCGATCCTTCTGCAGGCTCACTTCCTCGGGCCTCCAGAAATAACCTAGCATGGTCTGGTTCAGCTTGTCGAACTGTGCATATTTGAATACATCGTATCTCTGCACAGATAGATCTTCTCCGAAGAACATGGGTTCCTTGCTCCAGTCCACTTCATTCCTATTAAATATCGTTTTGCTCATTGGCTTTATTTAGTTTCAGATTGCACAGGCATCACAGTCGATAGTATCGTTGGATACGATCCTTATTTTAGCATCTGTGTCGGACAATGTCAAGTCCTCCGATCCATCTTTGTTATCAATGGGATATATGCCGGAGGGCTGTAGATCTTCCTCATCTCCCTTGAAGTCGTAGGTGTTCTGATAGTATGAGGTCTTCCAACCATATTTGTAGGCATTCAACATGTCGCCCGCCATCACACTCAGCGGCACTTCATTGTTGTCATAATTCAATGGATTGTAACTCCAGTTGCCTGATATGGCCTGATCAAAATATTTCTGCATCACGGCCACGATCTTGATGTATCCATCATTGTTGGGCATGTCCCAAAGCAATGTGTATGCATTTTTTAATTTTGGAAATCCTGGTATCACCTGTTTGAGTGGACCCTTTTTGCTTTTCTTTATGCTGAGCAGTGCTCGGGGTGGCTCTATGCCGTTGGTAGCATTAGAAACCACTGAAGAACTTTCGCTTGGCATCTGTGCTGACAGTGTGCTGTGTCGCAATCCATGCTGTTTGATGTCCTTCCTCAAAGTTTCCCAGGCCATTCTGGCTTTGTGCGGCACGATCTCATCCACTTCTTTCTTGTAGGTGTCTATGGGCAACAGTCCATCTGCGTATTTGGTCCGATTGAATGCTGCACAGGCACCTCGTTCCTGAGCCAATTGACAGCTGGCTTTCAATAGATAGAATTGAAATGCTTCGGTGAGCTTGTCCACCATTTCCCAGGCTGCTTTGTGATGATATTTGACATCCATGCGTGCGAGATAGTGTGCCAGTCCAATATAGCCTATGCCCAATGAGCGTCTACCCTTGGTGGATAACTCTGCGGCCTTCACAGGATACTGTTGATAGTCTATGATTTCTTCCAATGCTCTCACTGCTAGATCACACAGTGGTTCCAATTCATCCAAATCATTGATTATGCCCACGTTGATGGCACTTAATATGCACAAGGCTATTTCGCCCTTGTCATCATCGATGTGTTGTATGGGAGTGGTGGGCAGTGTGATCTCTTGACACAGATTGCTCATGGAGACCTTGTCTTTGAACGATGAATGACTGTTCACGTGATCTATGTTCATTATGTAGATCCTGCCGGTCTCGGCTCGTTCTTTCAATAGATCAAAAAATAATTCTTGAGCACCAACAGTTTTTTTAGGAATCTTCTTGTCTGCTTCATATTTAAGATAGAGATCATCAAATGCGTCCGTGCCAAATGCATTATACAGTCCAGGTACTTCATGCGGAGAAAACAGGGTGATGTGTTCGTCGTTGATGAATCTCTCATAGAACAGTTTGGATATCTGTATGGAGTAATCCATCCTCCTCACTCGATTGTCTTCGGTGCCCTTGTTATTTTTTAGAACCAAAATGTCTTCGATCTCGGAATGCCATACGGGGAAATGCACGGTGGCATTGCCGCCTCTAACACCATTCTGCGTGCAGCATCTCACTGTGCTCTCGAACTTCTTGAGGAATGGAATCACTCCGGTGTGTTGTACCTCACCTCCTCTAATCTTTGAATTGATGCCCCTAATGCGACCAGCGTTGATGCCAATGCCCGCGCGCCTAGCCACATAGTAGCCGATGGCCATGTCGCTGCTGAATATGGAAGTAAGCGTATCGTCGGAATCCACCAGCACACAGCTGGCAAACTGACGTATGGGAGTTCGCACACCAGCCATCACCGGAGTGGGGATATTGATCTTGTGTGTGGAGATAGCGTCGTAATATCTTTTCACATAGCCCATCCTTTTCTTTTCGGGATAATTCATGAACAGCGTGGCCGCTATCATCATGTACATGTCCTGCGGAGTCTCGTACAGTGTGCCAGATGATCGATCCTGCACCAGATATTTGTCCACGATCTGTCTCAGTCCCGCATAGGTGAATTCCAGATCCCTGTCACGGCGTATCCAGGTATTGAGTTTCTTGATTTCTGTCTTGTTGTATTTGTTCAATATGGTCTTGTCATACACTCCCAGACGCACGTTCCTTACGATCAGTTTTTGCAGATGCAGATATTCATAATCGCCGTGGGCCTGTTTGCGCAGATCATATAGCAGCAATCTCGCCGCCGCGTATTGGTAGTTGGGATTTTCCAATGTGATCAGGTCGTTGGCAGATTTTATCAAGACATTCTGTATGTCTCTGCTGCTGATGCCGTCATAGAACTGTATGTTGGCTTTCATTTCTATCTGTGACGCCGACACACCAGATAGACCTTCGCAGGCCTCCTCGACCACGAAGTGCATCTTGTTGATATCCAGAGGTTCCAATCCTCCTGTGCGCTTCCTTACCTTTATGTTGGATGAATTCATGCGAGCGTGTTCGAATAATTAATTGTGTTTAAATATATATTTATCAATTTTACAAATTAAAGTAAGTATATTGCGAAATGTATTGATTGTCAAACTCTTTCTGAGATAAAATGGTAAAATTTTCCAAATCGCAAAACTGGTGATCCACAGCCAATGCAACGCTGAATTGTTTTTTGTTTGTGTGATTTGAATTTTTTTCCACGCAGTGTAATAAATCAATGTTGCTACGTGCAAATCTATCGGTCAATCTCAGAGTGTACCACATGCCCAGCAGTCTATCCACACTGTTGTAATCATTTTTCTCTATGAGATTCCAAGCCTGGGGCCAAGTGGATTTATCAAAAAAATTTGTTTTGGTGTGGGTGAGTGGACAAAGTTTGTACAGTTGGGTGATGTCCATCAGAGGCGTGTTGGAATTTTCCAAACGATCTCTGAACTGTCTCCAAAAAATCAAACGCTCAGTGTAATTACCAAAGAAAATTTCGGGCCTATGATTGAGTCTTGATCTGGAATAGTATGGTGGCTTGATCATTCAGTATGCTATCCCTGGTTTGAACCAACACTGTGTCCACATTGGTGTCGGCATCAATGTCCGATAATATCACTTTGAAATCCAATGATGTGGTGTATGAAGGATCACCCACATAATCATAAGTGTCTGTCAAACTGGTGGTGTCGTTGTTCCTGTTCACTGTGATTTCCAACTGTCCATGTCTCACAGCATTTACGTAGGTGCTCTTGTAAATGTAATACACAATGTAGCTCTTGGTGGCGTCAGCGGGCAGTCTGAAAGAATTAGTGAATGACGCTGTGTAGCTCACATTGACCAGCAGCGAATATGTGTTGGTGTTGTCCACGAATCCTTCTATTTCTGGAGCGTAGGCAGCTGTCAATAGAAAAGCAGACTCAGTGGATAATTTTTTAGTTCTGTCAAAATAATCATTGTGTGAGGCATTCTCCATTGACTCGAATTTGATCACGCTGAAAACAGCATTTGATTCCGTGCCTCCATTATTGCCCACGCTGTAGAATGAGTTGCTGATGCTCTTGTTACCTCGACCAACTCTGATCCAGATGCCCTGACGATTGATGTCTAGGAACTGGCATTTGCTGATCGTGTTGTTGATGGGCGCTGTGTTTTGTCCTGGTGAACCCAGCGTTGTGTTCTCACCGAACACCACACCATATTCACAATTTTGAAACACGCAATTCTCCAGATGATTCTCTGACACGTCATAGTCTGAATGCACCGCTTGTTGGAATTGGTTGATCTTGATGCTTCTAAAATTATTGTTGGTTGACGCGACGGCGGTGCTGAGGGACAGTAAGCTGATGGCATAATTGTCTGTGTAGCCTGCGCTGTTGTCCCAATCCCCCACGATCTTGATATCTTCGAAATCGCTGTTCACACAGTTGTCCACCAATATGGCTGTGTTGTTGCCTGTGATGTTCAATGTCATGCCATTGACTGCTATGTGGCGTGCCTGATTCAATGTGGTTGTGGCTGCTCTATTGCCGGCCACGCCCGGGGTTCTCAATCCGTTCACTGTCTCGAACACAGGAAAATTGCCTGTCTGGGTGATCACTGTCTTGTCGCTGCCTGCTCCGATCAGTGTGGTGAATGGTGGCAGTTTTAAACTGTTGCTGATTACATACGCGCCTGCTGGCAAGTGTAATTGTCTTCTGCTGCTGACACTGCCCACTGTGGCCGGATTCACAAATAATTGGTCTATGGCTCTCTGCAGCTTCACAGTTTCATCAGCCAGTCCATCACCAATTACACCAAACGCTCTGACGCTGACCGCGTCGTCCAATCTCTCTTTGAGTGTTCTTTGCACTGGCGCACCTGGTGTGGCTCCCGTTTGCACCAAGTTCTCGTCGCCGTAGATGTAGGTGCTGCTGAGCTCGAATAGATTGTCGTGTTCTGTTAGAATTTTTGTGTTGCCAACCGCTGGAGCACCTTCGGACACAGAACCATTGCCGATGTACAGCGCCTGGGTGTCCACTGCCCAACCAAACTCTCCACCAGCCAATTGAGGTATGCCCGAGCCCGCGCCGGCTTGCCCCCTGCGTACTTGGATTCTACTGATTGATACAATTGCCACGTGCGTCCCCTTAAATTTCCTGATTGTTGCAAGTGTATTTATCGACTGAGAAGTGTATTATGCGGTGTGGTTAGCCTGTTTCTTGAAGTATTGTTCCACACGATCCCACCACTGATCTGCATATTTGGAATATTCCGCAGCGGTGATGTCAAATTGCTGGTATGTCATGTCGCGGCTGCACATGAACACATGGCCTTCCTTGATGTGAGTGCCATAGACCTTGTTGTGTGCCTCGGCGTAGGCAGCCAGCTGCAGAAAGTAATCATTGATCCATTCTTTTTTCTTGGGTTTGTTGCTCTGCTTGAAATCTATGATGCAGGGCGCACCCTTATATATGCCCACACAATCAGTGGTGCCCGCATAGACCTGAGGATAGTATAGACTGACTTCCGAACCCCATATTTCGTCCACATGGATCAAGGCGTTCCTGCCCACGATCTGGGCCATCTCGTGTGCTTGTTGTGAAAATGGATTTGAACCGGGTGTGCCCCAGCTGCCATGTTCAATGTATTCTTCCAAATATTTGTGCATGCGAGTGCCAATGCCGCTGGCTTCACGGGTGATGATGTTGGCCTGTTCTTCGCCAACCTTGCGGCGCCACTCCATCAGATGTGATTTGTCCTTGGTGCTGTCCAGTATGGTGGTGACTGATGGCAGGGATTCGCCATTGGGACAACTGTATAATCTTTTGCCGTCAATCAACACTCTCTTTAAATTCTCGTATTGATATCGTGGTTTCAGCAGTGCCATCATAAATTTTATTCTTTTTTGTCCTGCTCTGTGCCCACAAATTTACTGAGATGGTTGAGTTCGTCCAGCATCTCGTTGGCACTGGGATAATTTATGGGATGTCTGAAGTAAGGATCCACTGTGCTGTGTTGATCATCCTCTGCTTGAATTTTTTTTACCTCAGGCACATAATGAAACAAAATTTTTTCCACTCCGTGCTGCAGGGTCATCTTGCTGCCGGCACAGCCCGAACATGCTCCGCCCATCTGCAGTGTGAGCGTGCCCGTGGATTCATCGAAATCCATCACCCTCACAGCTCCACCGTGACTGCCCACTCCCGGCAGCACATACTTCTCTATCACTGTGTGAATGTCGGACATGATGTCCAGTTTGGTCCTTTGGCTCATTGCGTAAGTATATTATTTGTGCGGTGAATTGTCAATCTTTTTATTTGGACCGTTTTTTTAGTGCCTGCTGTGCCAATCGATCCACTGCATTCTTTTTTGGTGCCTGAGGCATGGTGCCTGGTTTGGTGACATCTGTTTTGAGTGTGATGCCTTCGCGGTCAAAGTTTTTGATAAGGCTTTTGAATTCTGCATCTGTGTCGTAGGCCTGCTTCACAGCATCAAAACTGTATTGATCACCCTGCACGTTCTGCATGATTCGATTCAATGCCACGTAATTGATGTAAGCAGGTTGCTGCTGACTGTTGGCAGTGGCAATTAAATTTCTTAGTACCTGTGTGATGCGACTGTGATCAGCCTCGACGACTAACTCTTTTTTTTTCCAATGAACCAAGGCCTAGATAGCATCTCTGCCAGTTTTGGACTGTTTCTTATGATGGATTCTCTTTTCTTCCTGTCTGCAGGTTCTTCACCGCCTGTGGCTGGTTCGCTGGCAGCGAAGTCATCTGCTGTGTCTGGCGTAACTTCTGGTTCTACTTCTGTTTCAAGATCTTCGATGTCATTTGTTGGAGCATCCGCGCCCAAGGTTGCCGGCGCTTCTTCGCCTGTCAGGACGGCTACGCCTCCTGTGAATGTTTTTCTTATATTTTCTAATTGGCTGTATAATTGTTCTATTGCTGGTTTCATGGCCGCAATGAATTCTTCTGCTTTTTCGGAACCCATTTCGTTTCTGATCTCATCGCCTAGATCAAGATTGACCTCAGTCTGCATTTTTGCTGTGTCTTCCAACCAACCAGTGATCTTGTCCACCATACTGTTGGCGGCCATCACTATCTTGGCAGTGTCTTCTGCGCCTTCTTTGATGTCTTTTTGCTTCTTGTCTTTTTCTTTGTCTTGAATGGCTTTCTTCATGGGTTCTTTCTTGTCACCGTCTTTGTCCATGTCTAAAAAATCTGGTTTGGCTTGCGCCACCGCTTCCGCTGGTGCCTTGGTTGAGCTCAATGCTGTGTCCATGTGATCATCTGTCTTTTCTTGATGTGCGCCGGACGCCATCATGAATCTTGCATGGTCGAATCTTGGGTTGCTCTGAGACAATACCCCCGCCACCATTTTGGCAGTATCCCGTCTCTTGGCGGGATCTTCGATCTGCTTTATTACGTCAGCGAACAATTCAAAATGTTGACGTGTCATTGTAACCTCATCCAGCTCGCCCTCGTTCTTTTCGATACTTTTGGCAATGTCGTGTGCTTTCTTGATGGTGGATTTTTTAAGTGGTGGAGTGTCTCCTGTGCTTTTCATGGCCTGTGCCATGCCGATCGCATAGGGACTTTTTGCCTTCTCATCTGTTTGTGATAATTCCGCGATCCTTTGTTCGATCACTTTCAGGAACAATCTATTTTTTTGATAGGATTCGCTCGAATGTATGGCATCAAAGTTGGCTTGATTTTCAATCACTTGCAATTGATTGGCCAATTTGTCACGGGCCGCAGTCAACTGTTCAGGGGTGAATGCATCCAGTTTGATTTTGGACCCAAACATCTTGGCCACTCTATCATTGAGATTTTCTGCTGTGGGAGTGCTTTTCAGCTGTGTAAATTTCATTAAACTTTCCTATATGAATTTATTTAGTCAAATATATAATGATCCAGTTCACTTCTCAGCGTGATCACATCATCCCAAGCCACTTCATAGCGTATTTCTGCTGCGTATTTGCGATCTTCATCCTCGCTCAAATACATGGTGTGTTTGAAATGCACACAGTCATTGTATTTCTGCTGTATCTGATCGTCAATTCTCAGTATCTGTGTGGTCTGATCCACCATGTCCCTGGCATGGTTTTTGGCAATGGCCACTGCGGCAGTTTTGCTGAACGTGTGGGCCACCTTTTCATTGGTTACTGCATTGGTCACCGAGAACCCATGATCGCTTTCACGCACTACCATGTGTTTGATGCTGACACTGTTGCCCTGCTGTATGGGCACACACAGCTTGTCTGTTTCTTTGTCTATGAGTTTGAGTATTTCTTTAGCGACTGTCTTGCGGTCTTTCATTGCTCACCACCAGGATTTGATTATTTTTGACTATCTTGGTCACGACGCTCTTGCGGATCATGTTCTCTATGATGAACTGTTCTCGCTCCGTGAAGCTCTCCATGGGTTGAATATTCTGCATGCGGCGCAGCAGTGCAGACTCTTCGTTGCTGACGTATATTTCAAAATCTGATATCAATTCGTTAATTTTCATTTTTTGTTCCTCTGGATCTCTGCAGCACATTGCTGATCACAGGGTCCAACTCTTTCTTGGTCACTGTGAATTCGCCAGGTGCTTTGGGATCCTTGCTTTTCATTTTAACATCTTTGGCTCCCACTGACACGATTTCCATGTCCTGTTCTTTGCCAGGCTTGATGGGTATGGGTAGACTGCCACCAGGTTTCAATAAATTTTTGTCCACTGTGGTGTTGACTTTGCCCACTGTGTTTTTTACCGTGGCCTTGCTTTTGATGGGACCCTTGGGCAACACATTTGGTGGCAAGGGAGCCCCGGTTCTCATGGTCACACCCAATTTTTTGCTGATTTTATCTAGATAGCTGTCAGGTGCTATTTCTCGGATCTTCATTTTCTTATGGGCTTTCGCTTGGTTGATTTAGTTTTGCTAGGTTTTATATTGAGTTTTTTTATTTTCTTACTGATAGTCGTTCTTTTGACTTTAGCTGCCTTGATGGCAATTTGAGATCCTCTCTTGGTCAACGTTCTTCTGAAACTCAATGATTTTTGAATATTTTTGGGTTTGGTGCAGGTGGCCGGATTGCCCACTATCCTGCCTTTGCGAATGCCTGCTGTGCAGCGATAGCGTCTGGCCACGCGGCCTCCTTTGCGACCCCAGATGGGCGTGACTGCTTCTGTGATGATTTCAGCTATCTTCATACTTAACCAACGTTGTTGTGCTGTATTTAGTGGTGTTGTGGGTTTAACTAGGGAATTTCATCAGCAGCGTTACTATGGTGCTGAGCAAGCCTGTGACTATGGCGCCTGTGGCCACTACGATGGTCTTGGTCATGCCTGAATTGCCCTTGAGAATTTCCTCATGCAACACGGCCACTTTTTCTTCGATGGCTGTGAGGCGTGCCTCCAAGGCCTTGTAGCGCTCGGCACAGAGATCCACGTGTGCTTCTAAATTTTCTCTCTCTAATTCGCTCATGCAAATATTTATCTTCTGCAATATTTTTTAAAGTGTGCTGTTTTTATAAAACACTATGTTAGTGTTCTGCGGATCCTTGGTGATGAAAATATTATTGTTGATGTTGATGCTTTCTTTGAGATTGGATATCATGGGCACCATGTTGAAATCCTCCTGCAGTTGTGCCACGGTGACATAGTCTGACTGCTCTGTGTCAAATTCCAAGAACCAGATCTGATGCTGGCCCTGATATCTGCTGCCGAAACCAAATTCCTTCACATCCTTGAGCATGACCATGGGCCGACTGTGCAGTATCACGTTGCTCCTCAGCATGAGGCACTGTTCAAACACACTGTAGTTGGATTGTTGATCCACGGCCTGGCGATCCTGACTCCTGTGGCGATGCTGATCAGTTTTGGTGATGTCTATGAGCGAATAAACTTGGTACATGTTACAGCGGGTATTTAACAGCCATTAAAAAAGGGCGTCCAGTTTCCTGAACGCCCTTGATTGTGTTTCCTCTAGTGAGCTAGATTATGCCACTAATGGGAAACCAGTGATCAGTGTCACAGTAGCAGATGACAAGTTGACTGATCCCGCACCAACTGATGTGAATGCTTGGATTTCGTCTTCGATGTGTTGTGCTAATGTTTCTGAGTTAGTACCATCGTACTTGTCGGTGTCGAACTTGCCTTCCAAGTACACGTCAAATACTTGGCCAGCATTACCACCACCATCTGCTCTAAGAGCAGAGTATCCTACTATGGTATTGATTCTCATGATTGCTTCCAACACTTTTTGCACTGCTCCTGACGGACCATTTTCTGTGCTTGAAAAGTTAGTACCATTCACGGCAAGGTCCACGGTAAAACCTATTAGGTCTTTACCAATGAAGCTCTTTGAGCCGGAAATGGCACTTGCTGGATTTACTTTTGTTACTGTTGCCATTGTTTTTCTCCTTTATCGTTAATGGCCAAATCCACGCTCAGTGGATTGGTTATGTGTATTTATGGAATTTTATGCCAAAATTTACTTTACAGTTAATTTTTGGGGGATTCAATACTTGGCAGTGGGCGTGTAGGCAGTTTGACCCTTCATATAGGTGTCCACAAAAGTGCTCACATAATTCTTGGTGTCGGGCTGACTCAGAAATTTCTTGATGCCCTGGCTGGTCTGGATGTCCTTGGTGAACTGCAATTTCGCACCTGGCTTCACATTCTCCGCAGTGGCCAACGCCCTCAGCGCCTTTGCCTGCTGTGCAGTGATCGGATGTTTTTCACCATCATCAGTGATCACGTGAGTGATGGGATTTGGATTTCCCCGGCTGTCCAGCACTTTGCCCAACTGGTTGAACATGGTGTCCTGTCGGAACTCCTTGTCCAGACCCGCTTCAGGATCATCTGCCGGATCCATGATGTTGATCTTCTTGGGTATAAAATCTTTTGCTTTCACCATGCTATCTATTTAGTTGGAAGTTCTGTCTGCTGAAGCCCGCACGGTTAACCAGTTTGATGGGTCCTTGAGCTGTCTGTATCACATAGCCCTCGCCGCCCGGCTGATCGTTCATGCTGGCAGTGACATCTGATGTTTGACTGTCCAGTTGACGGATCACAGCGTCTTTGGCCATCTGTATGCCCACGAACACCTTCCACAGTGCATTGAATCCTTTAACTTCTTGTTTGACATAATCCAATATCTTGCCTTGTTTGTTGCGACTCACCGCGCTGGTCATGGTGAGCCATTTCACAAAGTCCCTGCCCAAATCAGTCTCACCCCTCAACACCTTGCTGTTCACATAGGTGTACAGTATCTGAGCGAAATCCGACACTTTCATAGCAGCCAGTTTGTTGCGATCCAACACGGAATCAATGTCGCGGCTGTGCTGACCCAACAGCGCCCTCACCTCATCCAACTGGGCTGTGTCCACCGTGACTGGTGCGCTGACTGTCACGGGCGGCACCACCAAGAGTTTGCTGCCGCTGAACCCCAAATCTTCTGGCATGGATTGTGCCACTCCCTGCTCATTGATCTTGCCATGTATCACGATGCCCACTTCGCTGCGAGCGATCTTCTTGCCCAACGCACTGTCCGCCTTGACTCGGTATAGGACCACATTGGGTTTGAATTGATATGTGCCGTCCTTCAGTTCAGGCTGTGTGAAATACAATATGTCCGCCTTGTAGTAGCCCACCAGATCCTCCGGAGTGGCTGACTGCACCACCGGAAACACTGATTTCATCTTGGCAGCAAAAATTTTATAATCCCCTGCCTTGCTCGCATCTTTGGCGCGATTCTGTATCACGGCCTCCAAATCATCTGGATTGGTCGCTCGGCCATCATAACCTTTGGCCACGAATCCTGCTTTGTCTGTGAATATGAATTCTCCATTGGGGTTTCTTCCGAAGATCACTCCCACAGCGCCATCCCATTTGATGGTCACGCTTTTTAAATTTTTATTGATGTTGCTGAGCGCCGCCACGGCCTCGCGTGCTCCTTGGCTGCCATTCCACAACACGAAGTCTTCCAAGTGATTTATCCTGGAATCTTCCAGCAATATGTCGCAGCGCCCCGTGACTGTTTTGAATTCCACTAATTTCATCGGCCCACCACATCCATCATGTTTCTAAACCACACATTAGATCCTTCCACTGCGTGTTCCGGCAATCGTTTGCCTGCCTTGGCAAATGACTCCACGGCATCCGCCACTAATTTTTCATAGTCAGATCTGT